TTGAGTTCTGTTCACATGGATTCACTAGACAGCCTGGAGGAGGCTGGAAGGCTCATTTGTCCTCATATGAGAGGATGTTTTATGAGACTACTATCTCCCGTGACATAGTTTCTTCTGAAGTTAACTGGTCTAAGGAGATGGAAAACCATCCAGATCGCGATTTGGTCGAGAGGTTTGAAGCGTACTTAGAGTTTCGCGCCAAGACTCTAGCTTCTCCTCCCTAGAGATGACCAAATCAAGAAAGGCCTCCTCCCGGGCTAAGAAAAATACGGGAGGAAGGAAGATCAAGGGTAGAGGCGACTACAAAACCTTTAATCTTCGTGGGATGGCTCAGAAGCTCGATCAGGCTCTGAGTTCTATTCCTAAGGGCACCTTCGCTAAGAAGGGAGCTCAGCTAGGGGCCAAATATGGTCCCCTAGGAGCGTTGGCAGGCAAGGGCTTGGGTGCTGGACTCGCTGCAGTTACCGGATACGGTAACTATAGTGTTAAGTACAATACTCTCGCCCGCGTGTCCACGTCTGTGGACATGGTACCCCAGTTCGTCAAGAACGATCACAGTATTAGGGTGTGCCATCGCGAGTTCATTAGGGACGTCGCTGTCCCTGCTTCGCCTGCGGATTTCAATTTGCAAGCGCAGCTTATTAACCCAGCTAACAAGGAGTTATTTCCTTGGCTTGCCGCTATGGCCAAGCAGTATAGCCAATATAAGATCCACGGTATGGTCTTTGCTTATAAGACTATGAGCAGCGATATCACTGCTGGTGGAGCTTTGGGTACCATTATTATGGCGACAAACTATAACGCGATTGACCGAGCGTTTGTTAGTAAGTTGGAGATGGAAAACAGTGAGTTTGCTGTTTCCACCAAGCCTTCGATGAGTATGATCCACGCGATAGAGTGTGATCCCAAGTACTCTGGCTTGGACGTGCTTTATGTACGTGACCCCGGTTATGAGACCACTGATCAGAACGATAAGAGGTTCTATGATTATGGCAAATTTCAATTTGCCTCTACCGGGTTGCCTGGTACTGTAGGTGCCGTTATGGGTGAATTGTGGGTGTCTTATGACATCGAGTTCATGAAGCCCATTATCGGCGGCCTTCAGTCTAGCGGCACGACCGTCTTGAGTAACACTGACGGTTCGCTTGGATTGAGCCTCAATTCCAAGCCCCGTACGATAGTCTACACCGCGCCGACATTAGCGACGCTTACCGCGGCGCAGTCCTATACTCCTAATCCTCCTTTGATTGGGACTATAGCGACCGGTGATACGGGCTTGGCCACAACTGTGATTAGGCCTGTCAACGATAGCACTTTTTGGCTTTTGCGCAACGGAAGATATAAGATATCTTTCGTTGGCACGGCTACGAACACTCTAGCAACACCCTCGAATTGGGCAAGTAACGGCACCTCGCCCGTTTCTCTCAATACGACGGTTAGTGGCGCGGCTGTCGTTGTTGTTACACCTGAGAGTCCTGGAGATTTCTTTCCGCTCTCAACGTGCAACGGCATCACAACCCGCGGGATATCGTACAACTATGTGTATTTCGTCACTGTTAACGGTATTGTCAACAGTGCTGCAGATTATGTCGCGTTTAATCATTCCGGCTTCAACGCCGGATCACCCACCCTTGCCACGGTCTACAACCGTGCGCTTAGGGTTGAATGGCTGTCTCTGGGCAACAACTCCCAGGATGCAGGCTATGTCGTGAACGCTGCTTAATCCGTATATATGTTGGGGACTTTGTCCCCTTGAAGGCAAGGAGGTGGGTGATCCCCACCTGGGGGCGTTATCGACCCTCCCACCCCAGAC